CAATTAGTTCTGGTCATGGTAAACAACATAGACGAGTGATTTTATATATGTCATCAAACACAGTATCGTTATTGAACCCTTATTATAAGGAATTTGGCATAAACAAAATGTTAAAAAAAGACACTAAATTTTTACGTGGTGATGGTTGGGTGTTTGAACGAACTTATAATGAAAATGCATCAACGGCATATAAAGAAAGTGGCATTGCGCGAGCTTTTAAGCACGCTAGTTATAATGAATACGCCAGTGAAAATAAATATTTAAACGATAATGAATGTTTGATTGGTAAACCCTCGGGGCAATCACGTTATATTTGTACAATTAAATTTAACGATAATCTGTATAATGTTAGAAAATACGATGCATGTTTATACGTATCAATGGGTGCAGACGAAAGCTTCCCGACACGTATATGTTTCACGAAAACTGATGTGATAGATAATACGGCTATACGAGTTAATTCGACACATTACATTGTTACAATGCTACGTGAATATTTTAACAGAGGGTTGCTTTTGTTTGAAAATTTGGATTGTAAGAACATGATATTTGACGTAATATCCTTTTAATGTTTCACGTGAAACATTGACATTTCAAATGATATATGTTATCATAATATTGTACCCAAAATAATACGAGCATTGTTATTGATATACACGCACATAGACAAGTAGTCTGATATCAATTTTTGGCGTTGCGTTCCCTTTGCATTGATTATTTTGTAACGTACAATGTGTTTCACGTGAACAATGTTTCACGTGAAACATTGTTATTTACAAACAAATCTATTTGTGTTATGATAGAAAAAAGGAGGTGATATCATGGCACAGGAAATCATGACAGCTATTAACACGTTGGGGGTACCTACAGTTTTAGCAATTGCTTCTATGTGGTACGTGAAATATCGTGAAGATAAAAACGACGCTCGCATGGACAAACTAAACGAATCACACAAACAGGAAATGGCAGCCATTACAGAAGCAGTGAACAATAATACGCTTGCGTTACAACGCATCTGTGATACCTTTGAACAGAAAAAGGAGGATTAAAAATGAGTGTAAAAAAAGCAGTTGATGTTTCTTATCATAATGGAGTGATTGATTTTGAAAAAGTAAAAAATGCTGTAGACTATGTTATCATTCGTTGCGGTTATGGACAAGATATGACATCACAAGACGACAAACAATGGCATAGAAACGTGAGTGAATGCGAGCGATTGGGTATTCCGTACGGTGTCTATTTCTATTCATACGCAAAAACAACAGATAGAATCGAGGGTGAAATTAATCATTGCCTTAGATTGTTACAAGGACACACGCCTAACTTACCTGTATTTTTCGACAGTGAAGAATTAGGAACGCAAAGAGTAGCAAAGCACAACGCAAAGCGCTTTTGCGATGCTATGCTGACGCATGGATATAAAGCTGGAATCTATGCTAGTAAATCATGGTACGAAAATTACATAGGGGAGACTTGGGGTTATGACTTATGGATTGCTCGTTATGCGAATGCATTAGGTGTAGACAATGTAGACATTTGGCAGTATTCCAGTAACGGCACGGTCAACGGTATTAATGGACGATGTGATGTGAACCACGTTTATAAAGACTATGGAGCTTCAAATCCTGTACCCGATGTTCCACAGAGTCCACCAACGCACGCAACCCCAAGAAATGAATTGATTGCCATAGGACAACAGCACGCCATTAATTTTACAGGTGTTCAAATCGCGGTTGACGGTATTGTTGGGAGAAACACGAAAAGAATGGCGGTACGCGTGGTGCAACACGCTATGAACATGGATTACGGTCGCACGATTGCAGAGGACGGACTTGTAGGCAAAAAGACAAAAGCGAAAGCTGGACGGCATTATGTAAGGCGAGGGGAAACACAGTACTTAGTCACAGCGCTTGAAATCTTATGTTTATTACAGGGAAAAAATCCGAACGGTGTGGAACACCCTGGAACATTTGGTGGAGGACTGGCGCGAGCGTGTGGAACTGAAATCGTTTACGCAAAAGATATGTTATACATGATTTAATGATTATTCACGTGGAACAAAAATGTTTCACGTGAAACATTTTAAGGAGGTTAGTAAAATGCCAAATATCAATGTGGCGTATCAGTGGGCGGTCAATGCTTGCAATGCACCTAATATCGGTTATTCACAGCAATATCGTAGAGGGCAGACCGTGAACGGTATTACTTATTATGATTGCAGCTCTTTCATATCAAAAGCACTTACAGAAGCAGGGTTCTTTTCCTCGAACCCATGGTTCACCACAAGGACAGAAGAGGGATACTTATTACAAGCTGGATTCAAAGAAATTAACATTAATGAAGCGTGGCAAGCTGGGGATATTGTGTGGCGTAGTGGTCATACAGAGATGGTATATCAAGGTGGAGGCACAGGAAATGGTGGTATTACCATGGGAGCGCACAGTGGACGCTACCCATTACCCGACCAAGTAAGCATTAATTCTTATGCATCAAAACCGTCCGCATGGACAAAGATATATCGTTATGGCGATAGTGCTGGTATGCCCCTAGAGTGGATTCATGGAAACCGTTATTTGACAGACGATGAAATGAAAAATAATGCATATGTATTTTACAGTACAATGTTTTTCAAAGATTTTACGCTCAATTCAATAGCTGGAATGTTAGGGAATATGGAGGTAGAATCTAATATTAACCCTGAACTATGGCAGTCGCTAAAAGAGGGAAATTATAATGGCGGATATGGTTTAGTCCAGTGGACACCAGCAACAGTCTACACAGACTGGGCAAATGCTCATGGTTATGATATCACAGACGGATATTACCAGTGCATATGGCTTGATGAAGAAACAGTTAGTAGTGGTCAATGGATAGAGACTACGAAATACCCGATATCATGGGAAGAATTTCGAAAGTCCACAAAAGAGCCAGATTATCTAGCATCTGTTTTTTTAAAAAATTTCGAGCGTGCTGGGGTGGAAAAAGAAGAGGAACGGAAAAAGAACGCGCTAAAATGGTACGCTTATCTACAGACATTATCCCCATATCCAATTCACCCACATACACGAAAAACAAAAATGCCACTTTACTTTTTCTTGCCTTGGTCATATAATAGAATCTGTAAAAGGGTGACACTAAATAAAGGAGGTAAATACATGGATTTTAAAGAAGCATTAAGCGAATTAATTGACGCTGTAGCAGACGTGGAGGAACACGGAGACGCTATTGAAGTTTTACAGAACTACGAGAGCGAAAGAGATGGAGAGTCAGACAGCGAATGGAAAGACAAGTATGAAAGGTTAGAATCCGAGTACAAAAAGCGCTTTAAAGAGCGCATGAAAGAATCTGCTACTAATGCAGACAGTGAAGAAAAGAAAGACGAAACAGAAGAAAAAATTACCGTTGAAGATTTGGACTTTGACGGTAAGACAGAATAAAGGATGTTTTAATAAATGGCAGACTTAACAAATAAAAACATTTTAAAAGCGGTTAAACAGGAACTTTCTTTTGAAGTTCAGAACCACTTGCCAGTGGAAGTCTCAGACAATTTACAGACTGTCTATGATAATATTCTGAATTTTGCTCCTGTTCGAAATGAAATTGTACCGTCATTAATTAATCGTATCGGTATGCAGACCGTGGACAGCATTGCATGGAGAAATCCGTTAGCTAGGTTCAAAAAAGAGCCTATGCGTTATGGTGAAACAAATGAAGAAACATATGTGAATATGTGCAAAGGTCGTGTCTATGATTCACAGGCAGACTTTAAATTTGCGTTCCAGCAGTACCAGTCTTACATCATGAGCGTGTTCCATAATGTCAATCTTGAGATTCAGTACCCAGTTACAGTTACATATGACAATCTTAGAAAAGCTTTCACAAGTGAATATGGAATCCGAGACATGATAATGGCAAAAATGGAAAGCGCTATCACAGGGGCGAACTGGGACGAATATCTTGCTATGCGTGATTTGATTAATGTAGGGTATGAAAAAGAGGTGCTTCCAGCGGTGACCGTTGACGCGGTTGTGGATGAAGCATCAGCGAAAAAGTTATTGATTAAGGTCAAAAGAGCAGTTGGAGAATTTGGCTTCCCGTTGCCAGAAAATAACCCAGCTGGCGCAACGTCCCACGCTATGCCAACAAATTTGATTTGGATTACAACGCCAGAAGTAAATGCACAGATTAGCGTTGACGCTTTAGCCTATGCGTTCCATATGGACAAAGCAGATGTGGCAGTTCAGACCGTGATTGTAGACAAGTTTGCAAACAGCGCGATTCAAGGCGTTCTTTGTGATGTTCGTTTCTTCAACGTACGCGACCAGTTCAAGGAAATGAGCGACCAGCGACTCGCAAATGTCTTATCATGGAACTACTTCTATACACAGGTGGAAATGGTGAGCGCAAGTCCGTTCTATCCGATTCGAGTCTTTACGACCGACACAGTTGTTGAAGCGCCGACACTTAGTGTGACAGCTGGAACTTATACAGCGGGACAGACACAGGAAGTAGAGGTTACTGTGACAGGTGGAACTGGCACTTACCATCAGAATTTAGTGACGCTTGAAGTTGACAGCGGTGTTACCTCTGCTAAGACGTATGTAATACCCGGAACACATTTGTTACACACAGGAGCGGACGAGACAGGAACTATCGTATTGAAAGCAATTTACAGACCAAACGAGACTATCACAAAGACAGCAAGTTTCACAAAAGCGTTATAATTAACGGAGGTAGTTATCTATGATAAATTTACCTGTTCAAGGAGGGGTTGCACCACGCAACCCCGAAACAAAATTAAGATTGTATAGTGGTGTGCCATGGTCGGACGAGTATGAACACGTTAGATTATACAATTCAAAAGAAGATTTGCTAAATCATTTAGAGTTATATCGTAAACATATCAACGGTGTTGATTTGTCACATCTTGCACCTATTAAAATAGGCAATTATGATATCCGTGTACCGTTCACAGAAATGAAAGCACTTAACCTCAATTATTTAGCTTTTCAAAATAGTGGTATTTCTAACGAGTGGGTGTTTTGTTTTATTGACTCAATCGAGTGGTTATCAGAAAAAACAACTAGAATCAATTTCTCATTGGACGTTTTCCAGAACAACTTTTATGATGCAAATATTAAGCCTTGCTTTGTGGAGTATCATCATATCCCGAGAAGTAAAGATGAGATAGGGGCAAATCTAACCCCTGTCAACATAGAAACAGGCGAAACAATTGTATCACGTCACAAAAAATTAGACTTGACACCAACAGAGTGTTGCATTTTTGTAACAAGAGGAACAAGTGAACAGAGCTGGTTTGATGGACGCGTGGAAAATGGTGTTTACTGTTGGGGCAGTATCGGACATTATGATGTAACTACAGAAGATGGACTAAAAGGAATAAACACATTATTAGAGGATTATAACAATCAAGGCGCGCAAGATGCTGTGATTGGATTGTTTATGTCTCCGAAATTGTGCACACTCGCTTTAGGTGGGAAAGAAATAAAGCCTAAAATAACAAGTATGCAAATCTCTGACAATGTTTTCGAGCGATATAAGCCAAAAAATAAAAAGTTATACTCTTATCCTTGGTTATTTTGTCTAGCAGATAACAACCAAGGTAACACACATATCTATAGATATGAGTACAGTTACAATCGTGATAAATCTCTTGAGTTTGACAGCTATGGTACAATCGCAACATTACCGCAAGTCTTGACAGCACCGAAAAATTATAAGGCACGCGAAGAACTAGGGCACGGTTTAATGAGCGAAGCACTTATTAACTCTTCTTTTCCTATGTGCTCATTTTCCTCTGATACATATAGAGCATGGCTAGCGCAAAACAAAAGTTCTATCGCTCTATCTCAAGTTCATACCGCTGTCGATGCCACTCTAGGAACAGGCACGGCGATAGCTGGTTTAGCTGGTGGAAGTTTACAGGGAGGTCTTAGTGGACTCGGGAAAACAACGAACGCTTTTTGGGACGCTCTTGGAATGCTGGCGAATCAGACAGACAGAGCGAGAAATGCGGGAGTAACGCATGGAAAAGCATTATCAGAAAATGTATTGACAGGAATCAAAGAATGCGGTGTTGACTTTTACGAGATGTCATGCAAAAGACAATTTGCAGAAATGGCAGATAGTTTTTTCGAGCAATTTGGATATCCAATCAATAAGATTGCAACTCCTTATTTGCATTCGAGGACGTACTGGAATTATGTAAAAACCTCTCATTGCGGATTCACTGGAAATATTGATTTAGACCAACTGAAAAAATTAAGGAATATATTTGACAATGGCGTAACTTTATGGCATACTGATGACGTAGGGAATTATGGTTTATCAAATAATTAAAAAAGGAGTGTGTATAAATGCGAAACCCCTTAAGGATTTTTGAACGAAATGTAAATAAAAAGAAAAACAGTGATTTTGAAACAATTAAGAGTATCTTCTTTTACGACATTTTTGACATATTTGTAAATCGGTACACATGGAATGATTTGCCTAAAGAAATTCTACCAATGTATATTGAACAAACTCTATTTTGGCATGGTCTTGGTGTATTCATCAAAGATGATATAGCAGGATACGCTTTTATGAAAGTTGCATTATCGGGGTTGCCCGATATTTACAATATCCCACAAGATAGAATTGCTTATACTGCAAATGGATATATTGAAGAGTACGGCAAAGAAAACAGCTGTATCTTATGGAATAACTACTCAACAATGCCGTACTACTACAAAGCTTTAATGTACGCTGACGCTATGGCTAATACTTGGAAAACAAAAGGCATTAATCTGTATGCACAGCGTACACCTGTTGCACTTTCTTCCTCAGACAACGAAAAATTAAGCTTTGAAATAGTAGGTGAAGAATATGACAATTATTTACCTATTATAAAACTTTCCGATTCATTAAATTTAAAGGACATCAAAGCTTTGAACATGGGAGCGCCTTACATTGTAGACAAATGTGAACAAGAATTAAGAGATTTATGGTCACAGGTATTAACATCGTTAGGCTATGAAAGTAACCCTGTAGAAAAAAGCGAAAGACTTGTGACAGGTGAAACGGCTGGAAATAACGGACAGATTGAAGCTAATCGAAATGTCGGGCTGACATTACGGAGAAGATGTGCAAAAGCTATCAATGAATTATGGAATCTGAATGTAACTGTTGACTTCAACAGTGAGTTGCCTACCATGATGAATGGATATGTACCAGACAAGTATATGCAAAAAGGGAAAGAGGGTGACGAAATTGAGTAAATATACAACGACTGTTAAAGAAATTTGTGAAAGCTTTATTCCTACTCAAGAACTATGGAGCATGGACTTATCAGTAGAGAGAACTATCGACAAAACACAGGATAAATTTTTTAATTTTGATTTTCCTTTTTATTCAGAAGATAGAAAAGACCTGTATACTTTTAAGACATATTTTTTACTTAGGTATTGGAATAATTATATAGGTTTTGAAACTTTAGGAATGTGGAAAACTGCTTTTCTAGCAAAAATGCATGAATTAACTCCGTATTATACAAAATTGTATGATGCAATCCAAAAAGATAACCCTTTTACAAATGTAAATATAACAACCACAGAAGCAGAAACAGGAAACGAAAAAACAACGACTAAATCAACAGATTCGGGAGACAGCGAGGTAAAAAACAATCAAAACTATGAAAATATTGACAGCGACAACCCACAAGTTACCGTAGCAACACAAGACTATGCGAGCGCTATGAGCAGAGGCGAAACTGTCAATAACACGACTACAAATGCAAAAAATGAACACACAGGAAACGATAACAAAGACAGTAAAAGAGACAGAGACACGAAAGAGATAGGATTAAGAGGAAAATCAACGAGTGAAGCAATCGAAGAATACCGAGAGCAAATACAGAATATCAATCGAGAACTTGTAGAAGCTTGCCGAGATTTGTTTCTAAAAGTTTGGTGATAAGGAGGTGAAATGTATGCCAAAAGAATTAAAGCCTGTAGTTCCTTTACTTTGTTGCGATATCCCTAGTGTATATAGTAATAAACAGAGTTACTATGAATGTTTGTGCTATATCGGATATAAAGTCAATGAATGTATTGACGCAATCAACGAGTTCACAGATGCATATAAACAGTACACCGACAAAAAAGTTTCAGAGTTGAAAACGTATATTGACGGACTTAACCGTGATATCTACAACCATATCACGAAAGTTGAAACAAATATCCGTCATGATATGGACACTAGGGATAATGAGCTTGACGAAAAAATCAATAAAGTACAGACAAATTTACTTGATAAAATCAGTGCGTTAAACATTCTGATTTATGACCTAAACGATGAGACAAGAGCGCATATTGACACAGAGGTTAAAAAACTCTATGATTATATCAATGACTATGTGCCAAATAACATGGAGGTGTTAAACCCTGTAAGAGGATATCGAACGAGTCTGAACCAAGCACTAGCAGATATGTACGACAATCTACGCTATTATGCTTTGACTTGTAACGAGTTTGATTCATTAAATTTAAGTTGTACAGAATTTGATGGGTTATCGATTAACTGTACAGAATTTGATTTGTACGGCGCAAAAAGATTCAGAGTAGATAGCAACTTATATATGCATAACCCATTTACAGGAGAGTATGTTTTTTATCAAGATGTAATTTACAAACTTGCAGAGTTGCATTTCAATAACCCAATTACAGCTAGCGAGTTTGACGCTTTATTATTGACGGTAACAGCATTCCAGTCTAAAGCCTTAAGCGCTTACACATTTGACAGTAACGCAAAAACAGCGTTAAAATTATAAATTAAAGGAGGATTTAAAAACTATGAGTTCAACAAACAAAACAACCTATTACGAATTAAGCCAGTATATTGGTACTGACAAGGTGACATATTTAGGGGATTATAATTCTGATATGTCTAAAATTGATGCTGGTATTCACGGTGCAGACGATAAAGCCACCACAGCTTCACAGAACGCTGGAAGCGCAATTGCTAGAGTTGGCGAAGTAGAAAAAACTGTGCAGTCACATACAAGCGCTATTACAGCATTGCAGACAGATGTTACAGGATTAAAAGACAGCGTGAAAACAGCTCAGAACACAGCCACTACAGCAGATAACAAAGCTGATAGCGCAGGGCAGACAGCGAATATCGCACTTTTAACCGCTAATAACGCCAGCTCAAAAGCCGACAATGTGAATAAAGATGTAACACTATGGACAGGTAGCGTTAAAAACTCAAGTGTTACACTTAGCGACAGCTTGACGAATTACAGATTTTTATACATTGAAACAAACGCTGGTATTTGTCCTTTGTTTGCTTATAGAAATGACAAGAAAAAATATGTCGGTTGTCAGCAAGTGTTAAAAGATGGGGCGTCAAACACTGTGTCAACAATATCAGTCAAACTAGATATAGTTGATGATACGCACATCACGATTAATACTAATGTTATTGACCATGCATTTAGTAGTACGCACCCAGCGCTTGACGCTGTGTATACGTTAGGCGTTTATGGTATCCCGAGATAAGTTGAGTATGAAAGCTAAAATAACCTCACCAATTTGGTGAGGTTATTTTCATTTTTTATTCATCCTTATGTTTTC